GAAGTCTACTTCTGATCTAGTAACTCCTATGGATGTTGGTCACGAGTTCAAAACTGCAACTCTAGCTAACTGGAACGCTCCAGAATATACCGACATCTTTGATGCTGCTGAAGTTAACTTCGATGAGAAGCAAGAGCTTGCAATGACTATTGCTGGTGCCTTGGGCCGTCGCTGTGACCAGCTAGTTATCGACGCTATGGACGGTTCAACCCCTCTCACTACTGCTATCCCCGAAGGTGGTACTAACCTGACAATGGCTAAGGTCATTGATGCACAGGTTGCACTGCGCGATCAGGGTGTGCCAAACACTGAGCTGTTTGCTGCTATTGAGAGTCAAGGTTTGGGCGGTTTGTTGAACGACGAGAAGGCTACAAATGCTGATTACCAAGCTATCAAGGCTTTGGTATCTGGTGAGATCAACACTCTTGTAGGTTTCCAGTTCGTTATCATCGAGACTCGCACTGAAGGTGGACTAACTGAAGCTGCCAATATCGTTGACTCTTGGTTCTTCCAGCGTCCTGCTGTTGGCCTAGCCATCGGTATCGACATGAAGACCGAAGTCAACTGGATCGCTGAACGTACCGCTTGGTTGACCAACGGTATGTTGAAAGCTGGCTCTGTCGTTCGCGACGAGGGTGGTCTGGTTAAAGTTCAATACGACAAGACCGCATAAAGGAGAAAAGATATGGCTTTTGATTACACTAAGCTATCCCGCATTGGCGGTTCTGGTGACTCACAGAAGGTGTACGCATATGCGTCAACTGAGTCTATTGCCACGGTTACTGGTTCGGATTTTTTCCTTCCAGCTATCAATGAGCTAAACGTGAACGACGTTATCCTAGTAAGTGATACCGACGCTGCCGCAGTTACAATCACATTTGTGAAAACTAACGACGGCTCCACGATTGATTGTGCCTCTGGTACAGCGTTAGGCGATGCCTAATTGGGTGGGGGGCTTCGGCTCCCCGCTTTTTTTTGAGGGAAGGATATGGCGAGTAAGATCGACCTAGTAAGTAATGCGTTAATCCTCATTGGTGATACGCCTATCAATACGCTAGATGGAAACACTCGCGCCCAGCAGGTGGGATCTAACCTCTATGACAACATTGTCAAGTTTGAAATTACTAAACATCGGTGGGGGTTTGCCCGTAAGAAGGCGCAACTATCCTTAACAACTGATGTCCCTGCGGACCCAGAGTGGCAGTCTATTTATCAGATGCCGTCTGATCTATTGGTCCTGATTAAGTTATACCCAAACACAAATTACCAAGTATATGGCGACAAGGTTTACACCAACGGCAAAGCTGCCCTGTACTGCGACTATATCTATGACGTACCTGAGAGTGAGTGGCCTGTCTACTTCTCTAAGATGATTGAGTACGCACTAGCCAAGGACTTCGCTACAAGCGTTAGAGACAGTTCGGCAGCTAGGGGAGAGATGTCTGCGGAATACTTGAATGCGTCCCGTATGGCGCGTTTCACGGACTCTCAGCAGCATCCACAGACGAGGATACAAAGTAACCCGTTCACAAATGTGAGGTACTAATGGCTTTCGACTTTGAATCATTCAGTCGCCACGGCGGAACTACTCCCTCACCCTCTTGGTGGACATACCAAACGTCTGATACATGGGATGTTGTGTTGGGTGCTGGATACTTCAATACCGCATTTACTTCTGTAAACGTAAACGACTTTATCGTTGTCCGGGCTAGTGTCACTACGTTTATGTGCCGGGTTACGGCTGTAGGTATTCGGACTGTTACTGTAGTTCGTGAGGACTTCGTAGCAGCCACGGGTATCGGTAGTGCTACGTTTGCCTCTACTGTTAACGTCATCGCTGCTCAAGCTGATACGGCTTATCAGGTGCCGTTCAATACAGCTATCACGAATAGCGGCGGTATCACTCTGAACCCATCTGACAACACCAAGATTGAGTTCGCAGAGAGTGGGACGTACCTGATTACTGGCAACATCCAACTGATTAGTAACTCTGGGTCTCCAAAGACAATGTATTTCTTTCCTAGTATTAACGGGTCTACCACGGCTAACAAGTCAATTAGGGAGACGGTGAAGGAGAACAATTCTACTCACAGCATTGGCGTTTCTTCTGCTTTGACACTGAGTGCTGGCGACTACATCCAAGCCAATTTTGCGGTGGATGACGTTCGTGTGTGGATGAATGCTGGTGCTGCTACCGCATTTGCACCAGCTAGTAACGCTATTCAAATCTCTATTATTAAGTTTTAAGATGGCTAAGACACGGTTCATACAGTCTAGCTTTGTAAGCGGCGAGCTTAGTCCTTTGTTGAAGGGCCGCATTGACCTGACCCAGTATTATCAGGGCGTACAGACTGCTAAGAATCTAGTGATTGTTCCTCAAGGTGGCATGAAACGCCGTCCGGGTACTGAGTACGTTCAGACTGTTATCAACACCCTCACTCGTAATACTACGGTGCCAACTGTACCCAATGGCGGTACGGCTGGGAACGTAAACGATGACGATGATACAACTGTAAGCACCACCACAAGCAACATATCTACTACTAACCCGTATGTGGTATGTAGGTTTGATCTAGGATCAGCTAAGGCGGTTGAATTCTTTGACGTTAGAAATGTATTTCTGTCTGCTGGTACGTCTAGTGAGTTCAAGATCCAGTATTCCACGGACGATGCTACCTATATTGATGCGGCTACTGTCCCATTGCTGGGTATTTCCTCGCAGAATTTCCGGTTATTCGTAGGCAAGACTGCTAGATACTGGCGACTGGCTAGGATTGGTGCTACTGATCTAGGAACCGCTAAGATTACTGTCGGTACTGTTGCGCCTATAGAGCAAACTGCTACTGCATCTAACTTTAAGATGCTAGATTTTAGCGTTGAAGATGACCGGCACTACCTTTTAGTCCTGACTGAGAACAATATCCGTGTATTCCGTACACCTAATACTCATGTAGCGGACATAAAGACTACTATTTCGTCCGCGAATGTAAGCAATATTCGTGATACGCAGGTTGAGAACGTGATGTTGTTGTTCCAAGAGGACACAATACCGCAGCGGTTAATCAATCTAGGCACCGATACGGACTGGTTTATAGATAACATACCGTTTAGTAACGTGCCTCAGTACGACTTTGATGACTCATTAAGCCCTACCCCCGTCAATGATGTGCAGGTTATGACTCTCACTAGCTTTGTTGCTGGTGATAAATTCCAGATCGACATAGAGGGCGTGGTATCTAAGAACATTACCTTCGCCGGTGATAGTTCCGCAGATGAGATTGCGTCTACTGTATTTAACATCCAGCGTAATATCCAAGAAATGCCTGTTATGGGTGAAACTGGAGTGAGTGTTGCGCGTACTGGGACAGCCGCCTACACCATTACTGTGGGTGGAGAGTCTGCTAAAGACTTTGAATTGTACTCGGCCTTTGCTACTACCGGCACCGCAAGCAAGACTATAGCGTTTACCAAGTCTGCTAGTGGCTCCCCTCGACGAGAAGATGTTTGGTCTGCTAACAGAGGCTACCCAAAGACTGCATGTTTCTATGAAGGGCGGCTGGTGCTGGGTGGTACTAAGTCTAAGCCACAGTCTTTGATCTTTTCTAAGTCTGGATCATTCTTTGATTTTGACATTGACGATGGTGATGATGACGAAGCTATCTTCGTGACCATCTCCTCTCGCAAGCTAAACGATATTGTGGATGTATTCCCCGGACGTAACCTACAAGTGTTTACTTCTGGTGCTGAGTTCGCAGTTACTAGCAAACCTGTTACCCCATCAAGTGCTTCTGTGGCACCACAGACATCTAATGGTGCTTCTAACATAGAGGTCCAAGAAGTAGACGGCTCTACAATCTTTGTGGACCGTAATGGTAAGTCACTAAGAGACTTTGTATTTTCATTCAATGAAGATGCGTATGTCACACAGGACTTGTCTGTCCTCGCCTCTCACTTGATTGCTCAACCTATAGATATGGCTTTGCTGACCGGCACACAAAGTGATGATGCTAATTGGCTATTCTTTGTAAATGCTGATGGTAACGGCACAATCCTAAACACTCTCCGCGCTCAAGACATTACTGGGTTCACAAGATGGGAGAACGATGGTGACATTAAGGGTGTGTGCGTTGTAGATGAGGACTTGTACCTAATCACAGAAAGAACAATAAACAGCGTTGTAGTTAAATTCCTAGAGCGTTGGGACTTCACATACAAGATGGATGCCTCCACGAAGTTTACCCCTACAGCTTCACAAACTGTTCTTACAGGGCTAGATAACTTAGAGGGACAAACGGTCCAGATAGTCGCAGACGCGGTTGTATTGCAGCCTAGAGCGGTTTCTAGCGGGTCTATAACCCTAGAAGCCACAGAGACAGGCTATACGAACGTGGAAGTAGGGCTAAACTTTGCTATTGAACTAAAGCCAATGCCTATTAATACAAATATCGGTAGTGGTCAGAACCAGATGAGACTCAAGCGCATTGTAAGAATCAATGCCCGTGTTTATGAAACGTCTGGTGTCTACGTCGATGGTAATGCTGTGCCGATTAGAGCTTTTGGTGCTGCACCAGATACCCCACTAGATAACCCACCAGACCAACTGACGGGTATCATTGAGGACATATACGATATAAACGGATGGACTAGGGAAGAGATGCCGTTGTTTACGGTGCCAGATCCTACGCCATGCCATATAC